TGTAACAGGGGTTTCAAGAATATGAGCGTCAAAAAAACATTTTGCTATATCATCATACACCCCAAGACAGCGTCTAATATTAGATAGTTTACGATGATGATATACCCCAACCAGTTTTGACCGCTATATAATTCCGAGAAAGCCTGTTACGTGTTACATTAAACATATATTATTATATTATCTCTCTCTCTCTCTCTTAGAAGTGCCTTATAATTGCATGATTTGTGGCCCTTAGTTTTCAAAAGTGACGTAACAGTGCGTTTTGTTACATGCTGTTACGTGCGTTACATCGTCTAATATTAGATTCCTGCTGCTTTAGTTCTCAGTCTGCCTCATTTTCTCTCGCTCGCCCGCACACGCGCCCTCTCACTCTCTCGCACACTCTCTCGTACGGTCGAACTACTATGACGAAGCGCCCAACGGACGCATGGTAGGTATCAATACCTGAAAAGTCGGGACGAAAAAAAGCCCGGCGAACCGGGCGGTGGGTAGAGCTAATATTAGAGCTGCCAAGTCTCTTCAGTGAGAAACGTTGCATAAAGCTGAATATGCGGGTTTTGACCTTCAAATTCCACTGTAATATCTGATGCTTCGGCACGCGTCAAATTATGCCTTGTGAGTAACGTTACCTTTTTCGGGTTCGGACACATTACAATTGTGCGAATCAAGAGGGTTGTTTTATCCATTTTCAATTCTCCTTTAGGTTTAATAAACCCTAGGGTTTCCCCTAGGGTATCGGGTTTTACTTGTCCAACACGGTTTCAATGAAGTCCGCATTATGGTCTAACATTGTGTCCAACATGTCCGCTACGAGGTCGGCCTTGTTCAAGAGACGGGCTTGTGCGAGAAACTTACTGAACGTTTTGTTCATGTCCTTTTCAGTGGTTTTGGAAACCGTGCCAGACTTTCCATTGTCCGCCGTTCCGGCGGATGCAGTGGCAATACCGGCCGACTCTTTACCTTGTTTCGTAAACAATGACGTGTTGAACGGTACATTGTGAACGAATGCCAGTTTCACTGACATAGGGTAATTTTTAATAGCCGATTCTGACAATTGGGCTTTGGTGAACACTTCGATACAAGCCGCACGGGCTTTGCTCGAATCAAAGAACTTTGCTTTGTCTGCGACTGTACAAGCCACAATCAAATCATCGACCATCTTTTGACCCGCATTATTGCGAGTTTCTAAGAGAGACGTTTCTAATTTGGCGGCTTTGCCAAAGGATGAAACCACGGACTTCACTGTGGAAGCCGAGAAAGAGAAAAGAGACTTTGCCATGATAGGCCTTTCAAAATATCGGGCAGTTAAAATAACTGTTTGCCGATGATTGAATTATGCCTAGGTTTCCTTACCTTGTCAATAGGTATCCATATCTAACATTAGATTGTTTTTTCCGGCATGGCCGTGACCCACCGTACCCCCGGGCTCACTTATGGGCTGACGGAGTCCCGCGTCCGCTTACGCTGAGCGAAACATCCACGAACACAAAATCCCCACGTTTATAAACAAACTATACATATCCCCAACAACGTGTACACAAAATTAAAAAATCTATACATATCCCCCCTCTATGGTATACTGGTGGTAAAGGAGTTAGTATGGAACAAAAAACTTTTTCTCGTTTACTAGTGCTAAGCCTGCACCACAAAGACAAGTCTTATAACAAGTACTGGGAATGCCAATGTATATGCGGGAGCCAAGCCGTAGTGCGGGAAGACAAACTTAAGCAGGGCAAGATTAAATCTTGCGGATGTTTAGCGGCAGAACGCGTGCAAGCTTTACAGTGCATTGCACAGGAAGAGGATAGGGTATACACAAAAAGTTCATATATGAGCATGCTTCAACGGTGTACTAATCCTAATCTGACGGCATACGCGGCCTACGGGGGGAAAGGGATCACAGTGTGCCCTCGATGGTTGACCGGGGATGGAATTCGCAACGGGTGGACATGTTTTTTTGAGGATATGGGGCCCCGCCCACGTGGAAAATCCATTGACCGTATTGATAATGCAAAAGGTTACGCCCCAGACAATTGCCGTTGGGCTACCCCACACGAGCAAGTGGTTAACCGCAGTATGACTATATTAACTGCGCAGGATGTTGTAACTATTCGGGCCGCCGCCACCTCAAGGCGGGAAGCAGCAATGCAGTATAAAACTAGCCCAAACTACATAAAAAAAATTAGAGCGCGTAAAGTTTGGAAGTCTATATAGCAAACACCCCCCGTCAAAAAATAAAACACATGCGAAAAATTTTGCTATATACTTTGCCGAACTCCACAAGGCTGCTATTCCGCCATGTACCCACTGTCAATTGACTTTGATGTTCCGCTTGCAACGTACACGCCTACGTTTGTTTCTCTTGAAGATCGCTTGGCTTCGGCCATTGTGTCCTTGATTGACGTAAATGCGTTGCCAAACCCCGACGAAATTACGGACGACGAGCGCGACCTGTCCCAAAACATCTTCTCAGGCAAGCAACTTGCTTCAGATGCGGACCTTTCTAGCCCCGGTGTAGTGGCCCACTTGGCAGGAATGCTTAACGAGTTTGACAAAGTGATCGTGCAATCGGCTGGCCAACTGCGAACCTACGTTACAAACAAGCTTTTGATGGAAACTCAGCACCCTGATGCCAGAATTCGCATGAAATCATTGGAATTGTTGGGCAAAATTTCGGATGTGGGCCTGTTTACCGACAAAACTGAGATCACAATGCGCCATAAACCGACTGAAGAGTTGGAACAGCTACTGCGGGAGCGCTTGACCCGGGTAATTGAGGGGGAGGCAGTAGAGATTCCTGCAAAACGGGTGCGGCCTAACCTTGCCCCGGGCGAAAGACTTGATATTTCGGGGGTGACGGATGCCTGAACTAACGCCGGACATTGTGGAACGCATTGTTAAGGGGATGCCGCCTGAAGAAGCCGCTGAATTGCTGGCAATGTTTGATCTTATTGAGGAGCGCAAGCGAATTGACGCTGCGCGGAATGATTTTCTGGCGTTTATTGCCGCTATTGACAAGAATTACAAGTTTGGGGTTCATTTGCGCAGGCTTGGGAACCTGCTTATGGACGTACAAGAGAACACCAAGAACCGGATTGCGGTCTCTATGGCTCCGCGTATGGGCAAATCCCAGATGATTTCAATATACTATCCGGCTTGGTATCTTGGATTACACCCTGAACACAAAGTAATTGTCGCCTCCCACACGTCTGATCTGGCTGTTGTAATGGCCCGAAAGGTGCGAAATTTAATCACATCTGCAGAATATAAAGCCATATTTCCCGGGACAAGTATTGCGTCCGACGCTAAGGCAGCGGGCCAATGGAACACTACCAAGGGCGGCGAGTATTTTGCAATCGGTGTGGGGGGCGCACTTGCGGGCCGTGGGGCTCACTTGATTATTGCGGACGATCCGTTGTCCGAGCAGGACATTAAGGCGGGTAATACCAACTCGCTGGACACGGCGTACGAATGGTTTAGTGCCGGTCTACGAACTCGGCTAATGCCCGAAGGGAAAATCTGCGTGCTGCATACGCGCTGGCACCAGCGGGACTTGATTGGCCGGTTGGTTAAGGACAGCGTTCAGAACGAGGGCGGGGACAAGTACGAGACGTTTGAATTCCCTGCCATTCTGAACGAAGGCACCGACAACGAGAAGTCGATTTGGCCCGAGCAGTGGTCAATTGAAAGTCTGCAGCAAACCCGGGCGTCAATGCACCACATTATGTGGCAGTGGTACGCGCAATACCAGCAGAACCCCACTGCCGCCGAAGCGGCGATTATTAAGCGGGACTGGATTCGGTGGTGGAAAGAAGACCTGCCGCCTAAGATTGACTTTATGGTGCAGGCGTTTGATACGGCGCTTACTACCAAAAATCGGTCTGACTATTCGGTCTGCCATACATGGGGAGTGTTTATAGATGAGCGGGACAACAGTTCTAACGTCATCTTGCTGAACAAAATCAAGGGTAAGTACGAGTTTCCAGAACTCAAAGCCATGGCCCACGAACAGTACGCCGAATGG